TGGGTCTTAGGTTAATCTAAATTTAGATTATGATTGTCCATAGGTACGATCAATGATCTTACCGTAGGAACCTGATGTATCTTCAGGAAGAAGACGGAATGAAACTTCAAACATTGACGGTTCGTCACGCTTTGCTGACACAGTTACGTTCTCAATTGAAAGAGCACGATATGCTGCGTAGATACGTTCTTTATCCGCAAAAGTTGCTGGGTCACCAGATCCTGGACCAACAGCAACGATTCCTCGTTCTACTGGAACATCTCCGATATCTCCTGCACTTAAGTTAAGTGTTTGACCTGTTGATGCGTTTTTGTTTCCTGAAACTTTATCATCAGAGTATGCTAATGCTACAAGCAAGTTTTCTAGGGTTGCTTCAGCAAAAGCGGTAGCAAGATTTACCTGCATACCTTGCTTGTATAGTCTTGCAACGTCAAGAATTTGATCTACCTGAACTTCACCGAAGTCTGGTTGGAACTGTAATTCAAGACCGTTCATTGTGTAGCCAACGTTTGTATAAGTAGCAGATGCTGTAAGTGTATCTTTATAAGATTCACTTGAATCAATAACTGCTAATGATGTCAAAGTTGACGGAGTCAAAGTTGTGTCATTAATGAAGAATGCTGCTGCACCTACAATAATGTTATTTGACGTACCACGGCTATATGGCATATTATTTTACCTCTTTCATTAAAGTATATATTAAGTTGTTTGGCGTGTTTCCTCTAAAACCAATTATACCGCTTTTTATGTATACCTTGAATTTGCTTCAGTCTGAATGTGATAGTCATACTCAACAATTAACTTGTTCACAAACAGGGTTCTTGCTGAGGCTAGTTCTGCTACGTCTCTGCTTTCGTCTGCTTGATATACCCTCGTACTATGGAACATAATATTAAATGGGGTAGAAATGTCCGCATTAGCATCTAATATGGGGTTGTTAATATTGTATCTATTTACGTCTTCTGCTGAAGAATCTTCACGATCAAGGGCACTTGATATAACACGAACAGTGTCTATTAACTTGCCAACGTCTGTAGAGTAGATAAAATATATCAGTTGCTCTCTTTTGTGTAAATAAAACGAAGTAGGCCTAAATCTCATTAATCTATCGTAAACAATTAGGATAGGGCTTTCTGATTGTCTGATTTGAATGCTATCGTTATACAAGTCTTCAATGTTTGTTGAAACCTGTGCTGGAATCATTGGAGTTGGATTTATTAGGTCTACATCTGATATAAGTTCATAATGTTCTAACTCAGATAAAATATATCTGTTTATAAAGGTTGGTGGAAATCCAGTATCAGTTAATATAGCCATAGTCTTATTCTACCCCAATTGTTGCATTAGTTATCCATTTAAATCCTGTGTCAATTCCTTTGCCTCTTCCCATTCTTGATCCAACCTTTATATTTTTCTTGTATAGTGTTGGCTTTTTAATGTAGTCATAAACTCCAGATGCTCTTAAAAAAGATTGTTTAAAATATCTAATCATAAACTCATCAAATGCAGATTCAAAACCACCAATAACAGGGTCTCCTCCTGGATTGTCAACTTTAATTGGTCTGCTTGTAAATACTTCTCCATTTGGTCCACTAAACCTTAATGCTTTAGATTTTGTTGGTATAATTGTTACTGGAATTCCTTCTTCCATAATTTTTGCTTTATTGTAAAACGGGGTAGTCATATTTTCAGAAACACTTCTTGATTGTTTAAATGTAGAGTTAATAGAAAGTCCTAGGTTGCTAACTGTGTAATTTAGATTAAACAATCTTGCACTTGGACTGCTAACTTGATTCCACTCATAAACATGGTGTAGTGCTTTTGGATTGGCTCTGGCTTGTACATCAATATATTGTGCTAATGCTTGAATAACGCCTGCACCTAATTTATCAAAAAATATTTTTTTACCACGATCAACGCCTTCTAAAAATCCAAGAGAATAATTAACAATATTATTCATTTGTTTAGTAAAGGCTGTCGTGTTTGTTCTTACTATCACTAATCACCTACAGTCTGATTTTCAGCCCTGCGCCATAACATTTTGTAATATTCTGTATATCCAAATGGGCCAGTAAACGGTTCAACTGTTGCTACTTCGTAGATTGTTCCTTTACCTGATCTTGCTCCCGCTGTTTCTTTGTAGATAAGGCTATCGGATGCATCTCTGATGTTTGTTATAAGTATGTTTGTTGTTGCGTTATTTGCATTGTTTGAAGAGAGTCTTGGATCTGCTTTTGTTCTTGCAATAAGTTTGTTTTCATACTTTAAAAAGTTATCTGGCTTAACATCTTCTGTTCCTGCTCCACCTACAGATGTAGCATTACAAGTAATTGTTCTATCGTATACCCAATTTTTTGTAGGTTGACCATAACCACCTTGTGCAAGAATAGGAAAGTATATATCAGCCTTCATTGGAAACATAAAGTCTGTGACTTCGCATACATCCATTACAACACTCCAGGACGGCTAATATTATTTACATATTTAGACAAAATCTTGTCTACAATAATATTTCCAGTACCCTCAATCATTCTTGCATCGTATTGAATTTTAAATTGATCAGTGCTGTAGTTCTTGATATATCTTTTATAATAATCTAATTTGCCGCATCTAATATCTTCAACTAATAATTTTGTGGCATCTTGAATGTCAATAGGTACTACCTTGTATCCAGTTTCTAATAATAATATAAGATCCATCCCTGCTGGAAATGCTACTCCAGGAGTTACGGTCATAGTGTTTCCACTGTCTTCTGTATCAAAAAGTGAAAAAGAATCTGATGTTCCAAGTGGCATTCTTGCTGGTCGTTGTTCTGCTCTATTTATTGCACCTTCTGCTGATGTTGGGTCTTTTGTAAGTGCGGTCTTATCTTTAGTAATTACGTATGTGTAGTCTCCTACAGTTGGGCCATCAGGGTTGTATATATCATAAACTAGTTCTGTATTTTCGTATACCCTTAATATTTTATGTACTTTTTTCCAAAGTGGAATGTAGTCTACTTCTTGCCCAACAATTTCAAAAAATTCACGCTCATAATAAAACCCACCAGTTATTGAGTCAATGATTGCTCTTGCTAAATTTTCATACTCTGTGTATTTAGCAATTTCTGTTGCAGATGTTTGATTGTTTGCTGCTGCTAAAAGTGTAGGATCTACGTATGGACGTTTTACTTCTAAGTTATCCTCAACAACAATATCTCCACGGTCCGCTACAACCATTCCACTTTCTTCTAAATCTTCATAAATTGTCAGAGCATACGATTTATCATATTTAATAAAATCATCATCTAGAATATAAGTAACTTGCTTGCTAGCATTTGATGTTCTATAAGAAGCAATCTCTGACTGCTCTGCGACATCCTCAATTACTATAACGTATTTAGCGTTAGCATCTGGAACTGTGTATTTAACAGTTAAAGGATACGGGGGTAGACGGAGAATTACTGACATTATACTTTAGCGTAATAAGATGCTACTTCTTCAGGCTGTGCTATTCGTACTAACCTGTGAGTAAGCCACTTTTCCGATGCCTCCTTTGAGACTATGTTATACCCCACGCTCAATGCTCCCAAACCATCCATATGAAGATTTCTGTCTGAGTGTAATGCTATTTTGTTTGTTAAGTCTTTATTTTTACCCGCTTTTTCTGCAGTTTCTTCTGTTATTTCTGGCGGAATCCAACTAGCCAAAATTTCTAAAATTTCAAGTTTTGTGTTTGATTCAAATAACTCTATATTGTTTTTCTTTGCATATGCCTTTAGTGCCATAACTGTTTTATCTTTTAATTGATCCATTGTTAAGTTCATTTTTTCTCCCATGTTCATTTGTAATTATACCATTAGAATGACAATAAGGAGGACGGGTTTTATGCCGTCCTCCCTAGTACGTGATGACTATATTTTAGGAATCAGCACTATCTGAGTCAACATAAGCGACTGCATCTAGTTCTTCCCAAGCAAGACCAAATCGTACGAATACTGTGTATTCAATTGTGTCTTTCTTTGCCTTGTATTCACGGTTTACAGTGATGTCTCTCTGGAAGCCCCATACACGGTTAGAAGGGAATGTTAAATCAACATAACCTGCTGGGTAGTAAGGAACTTCTAGTACATCTACACCTAGTACACGAGTTGTACGTGCATTACCAAATGTCTGTGCAGCACCATCCATGTAATCTTGACGGTTTGCTTGAGTGCTACCAGTGCGATCAGAGAACGCTGCTGAAATAGCATCTGCTAGTGTACCGTTGTTACGAACAATACCAGCAAAAGCATCAGTACCTGCGTAGAACTTAAGATTGCTCTTAAGTGCACGGTACTTACGAGGCATTGCTAATAGCAAGCCTTGCATTACTGATGTGGTGAAGTTGTTGTCTGATACTGTTGCAGCATATTCGTGAGCAGCATTTCCTACTGTTCCACGAGTTTGCTTTACGAAACCAGACATGATGGACAAGAAATCTCCTGTTGCTCCATCACCGTTAATAGCAAGATCTTCAATATCGTTACCGAATGCGTTGGTCATTAATCGTACTAGACGATCTTCCAATGCTCCGCCTTCAATATTGTCTTCAAGTGCTTCTGTTGCTACTTCCCAATCAAGACGAATCTTTTTGGTTGTTAGTTCAACTTTTGTAAATCTAGCGCCAGTGTTTGTGTAGTTTGGTGAGCCTTGTGATGCTGCACGAATTACACGCTCTCCGACGTTGACTTTTTCAATTTCCATGGTGTTTGCTCTCATGGTGACACGACGGCCATCTTTAGCGAGGACAGTTGCATCCCAGACGTAATCAATGAAACGTTGTGCTTGTTCAGGACGTAGAATACCTCCTGCGTTGCCAGTTGGATTGACTGCGTTATCTCCAGTTGTTACACCGAATCCTGCAGTAGCAGTGTTACCAAGTTGTGAACCTACAGAACTACCTGCAGCATTCAGACCAGTCGCACTACCAACACCACCCGATACTAAAGATCCTGCAGAGTTAATCTCTGAGCCATCTCCTGAACCTGGATAGTTTTTTTCTATGTTTGTGTTTTGTTCCGACATTATTTTTCACCTCCTAGTGATTTTTTACCTTA